GAGAGCTCTTTTAGATTAGGGTCCCAAGTGCCAACAGTGCAAGAAACTTGTTCGTCTGTATCGACACCATCACAAGTTCCTTTGAATCCTTTGAGCGTATTCTCTCCGTATAGCTTGAAAAGATCGATTGTGGATGCATAACCTACGTTGCCGCCAGTTGCTCTTCTAACACCTGCGATAATCTTGTTTGTTATATACGTGTCTTTCGATCCGGTGTGATGATATATCATAATTTTCTCCTAGAGTACGGTCACTTCGATGTCTGAACTTGGATACCTTAATTCAAATATTTCGAAATCTTCCGCGAAGACTACATCGTTCTGCACTTCTAATTTTTTCCTATCTTCTGAATACGTTCTGTTAGCTATTGTCCCGCTCATTGCGACTAACTCTGGCTGAAGACAAGAAATAACTCCGGGTAAATTAATCACTTTGTTCAAGATGTCGCTCATAACGAGTGGCTTTCCTAAAGCAATTTTATCTGAAGTGTATAGAGTTGCAACATTTTTAATAATTTTTGAGATTAAGTCGTATTTATTAACGTTGTGTGCGAATCGACATGTTAATTTTATTTTATAATTAATTATATTCGCATCTAAAACGTCCATTGCATCACCGATGAGCCGTAATTCATTTAGGTACACGGAAAGATTCTGTTTAAGGGCATCTGAAGCTTGTGATAATTTCCCTGTAGAATCCCTTGAAACAATATATAGAATCGACGACAATGCATTCTCAGGGTTCGGAACAATGTTTGCTCGATAAACTATACCAAACTCAGTTGGAAGCGTATAGATCCTCGCTAGAAGATCTTCTTTCGTGACAACTCGATTTTGCATTGTTCTTGCACTTGTCACGAAAGACTTAAGCTCTTGTAATGATGGTGCTAACGCACCTCCAGAAGCAGCTGTCGGATTCGAAACAGCCAGAGACCTTTTAATTCTCTGTTGATCAGCGAAAGGTGCGTCCAAAGCATATTTCCATTCGATCTGTGTAATTTCTCTGATTGTTTCGGGTGAGACGTTGTGATTTGAGCCTCCACCATATCTGTAAATAATTTTGATTGTGGTGCTGGTTGGTGAAACTCCCAGCGACGGGGACTTTAACAATCGATTTGGATCCAATGAAAACGAAGAAAACGTTTCTTTTCCATACAAAGGAAGTGCCAAATCAGAAGCATCAGGAACAGAAGTATCGAAAATTGCGCTAGAATCTCCTGAGCCAAATCTCAATGTTGTATTTCTAGAATTAATATTAGTGGAGGTCGTATATCTATAAGGAGCAGCGATCACTTCTATAGAATTATCTCCATTGGATAATTTATTCTTCTTGAAAACCGTATCTTGCGAAAGAGATTCAACTTCGTAGTAATCGTTCCCATCCGAATCATAGACTCTGAGGATGGATGTCACATGAGGTCGATTCAAAGTAATAGTTCTAAAAGGCACAAATGTGTCACCAATCGTAAACGTTTGCTCAGTGATATCGCCAGAAACGCATAAACCGGTTCTTTTCAAAACAATAGAGCTGATGATTCCAGAAGAATCTTGAATTGGTGTTTCTTCGGCTAATAACGATCCGTTCGTATTTCTTTCTGAAAAATCTATATCATGTGTCAGATTAAAAATGATACCAGTCCTAGAACGAAGCTTTGCGTTTGCTTTGATCACTGGCAAAAGTTTTTGGGTGGGAACTTTTAAGCCAGTATTTTGATCGAGTTCCGCGGGTACTTCTATGTAAAAATCTACATTCACACTTGCAGGCGAATTACCAGTGATCTTGATACCTGCGTTTCTCACCATAGCTTCTAAGTTTTTCGATTCCACCGCGGTGACTGGACTTAACTCTCGAAATTGATGATCCATATAAAATGACATGTTGTCGCCAATATACGCTGCCATGTCCAAGAACAAACCTCCCATCGATGCTTCTGAGAAGTCCTGTATTTTATCTTTGAAATAAGTGTTCGCATAACGTAAAAGATCTAATCGAAAATCCCCAAAGTCTCGATTAAGATACGATCTCTTTCGCTGCAAACCAAATTTTGCTTTAATATCGTCTGACACGTTAACCTCCCATGTACAACATGATTTCTAAAGACCTCACAGCCTCACTAATTCTAGGTATTGAATACGTCACTTGTATACCAATCTTCGCCACGTTCTTGTTATCTTCTCTGTCAGTGAAACTCTGAAAGTTTTGTAAAGACACAAATGGCATGTATTTCGAAACAGCTGCCCTAATCCTGTTGATCGCTTCGAGATCTCCATCTTCGGATCCAAGATTGCAAAGAATGGGTCTCAAGTTTGCGCCGAAATCGAAGAACCCCAATCTTTCTCCATGATTGGTTAATAAAAGATTTCTTAAATTATCAGATACTAGTTTCCCAACGTCGGTATGCATGTCGAATAATCCTTCGCTAGGGGCTAATTGCATGGGAGTCTTAATTCCCAACGGCGGTGGTTTCGTTTCTGGTTGAAATATTTCTTCTGGTTCTTCTCGTTGAAGGCCTGAAGAATTAAACGAATAAGTCCTGCGGGTCTGGTTTCTGGTCAAGCTCATAATTCACCTCTTGAAGTAATTAGGTACGTACAATTAATTTCAAGATAATTTTCCAGAACCTTTGCCTTTCCCAGTCACAGGATAGGTACCAGCGATCATTGGCGGGACACCTTCATTAGGACTTACATCTGTTGTCACTGTTGCGTTTGAAACGTAATGATGGACAGCCAAAGCAATTTCTTTTGCAATTGTACGAATAACTTCGTTTGGATCGGATGGTTGCTCTGTAGTCTGTTGGGCTTTGTGAAATGCATCTTCGATTTCCATGAACATAACGATCCACTGACCTACTAATGAAGGCATGCCCATGACGTTATCTCTGTCTGACTTTCCGAAATATGGAACAAGATCTGCAAGATTTCTAAAATCCTCGTCTGTGGCGAGTGTGAATCCTGCTAATTGAGATTGAGCATGCAACGCTGCGACTATTTCGTTGACATCTCCTGAGTTTCTTTCGGCCATATTATTCTCCAAATATTTTGCTAGAAGGAAATTTTTTGATACCTTGTTTGTATACGTTCAACTCCGTTTGCAGCTGAGCGGCTGCAGCTGTGATTTGTGGGGATTGACCAAAGAAAGGGATTGCATGCGCACTGACTGTTCCACAAAATGCGTTCAATGCGCCATGTATATCATTCAAGTAAGCTTGTAATTCAGAATATTTTACGTAAGGCTCGGTACCCGATGGGCCTTCACCAGAGCCACCGTTCTCACCAATGAAAATCTTTTTACCCTGAACGTGAATTGTTCCATCAGACTGCAGAATAATCTGTGCGGTCGCACCGCCTTCGCCTTTTTCTTTGACAATCCGTATGGATCCATCTTCTCTCGCAATGATTCTGATCTCGTTTGATTTCATTGCGATTGCTGCTGACTCTTTGTCCTCCAATGAACCTTCAAGGAGATCGATATATTCATCTGACAATGTGAAATTATCATCAATTGGTGAGTTCATCGACACATACACCCTAGATGCATCTTGATAAAAGTCTGGATCTCCCTCTGCTCTGTTGACGTCTTCTTCGTTTAACTTTGCAATCTTGTTTGTTTCTGTTTTGCCTTCTTCATTTTTGATCAACCTCGATCCAGTTCGTGAAGGCTTGCCTCCTTTCGAAGATTCATCTGTTGCTTTGGGAGCTTCTGGAAGAGCACCACGACCAGCTACGATATCAATTGTACCTGTGCCTGGTTTTGGGTCGGCATCAGCATTAGATGTGCTGAAATCTTCATCTCCTTTCTTCCAACCTCGATCGGTACCGAGAGAGATAAGGGTGTTATTCGATCCTTGAAGTGCTAGATCACCCGGTCTAGGCGTGAATCTAGGAACTGCATCTTCTGTATGTTTACTTAAAAGATTCGCTCCTTTGAGAGATTTCGCATCTTGCCCTTGTGGCGAGTTCTTTGTACCGCCTAACCCGCCTGCAATTCCATCATTGAATCGAGGGGTCGTTAATTTCTTCTCACCTTTTGCCATGTCAGCTTTGGATTTCGCGTCTGTCGCTGGTGTAGTGGGTGTTTCTAACTCTCTGTCTTTATGAGTGAAATTGACATCCTCGACCATACCGCTTGCACCGATTCTTCCAAACCAAAATAGGTATTCGCCTCCGTCACTAAAGACCCAGACTTGTTCTCCTACTTTTGCAGGCATCATCAGATGCGAAGAAACCATGGGAATTGCGATGTCATATTCAGTTGATCCTTTCTCAGCCACTTTTTTGACAAGCAAAGAACCCCGTGGAAGAGCTCTTGCGATGTTTTCACTCTTTAATTTACCAGCAAACGGGTTCTTTGTCTGGTCTTCTTGGTCGAGATATTCGATTATTTTTTCTGGATCTGTAATAACTTCAGCAACTAAAGCTCTTTCAAAAGGAGGTGAGCCCGCACCTGCACCGCCTGCAGCGGCATTAAGCGCTTGCTGCTTCTGAATCTGTTGCGTTGACTTACCTACAACATCGGTACCTGCGCTTCTTGGCTTAGCTCCTGACATTTAATTACCCCGAGATTTGAGCGAACAGGTTATCCGGATCGATCTGAGCGGCTTTTTCTTCCTCTTTTGCAATGAGATCTGCCAATTTCAGAAGTTGGTCATTCGCTTTGTTCATTCTTTCTATATATTTTGCCATCATAGGACCGAGCGTCACGTGATCTGCTTTGTCTCCAGCCATTGAGCTGTATACATCAGTGAACAGCATGTACGCATTCATGCGGTCT